TTATTAGTAAGATTAAAGTTAATTTTACAAACAAAAAAATATAAAAAATGGCAGAAAAGATTATTTCACCTGGTGTATTTACCAATGAAAAAGATTTATCGTATTTACCGTCAGGAATCGGAAATATAGGTGCAGCAATTATAGGCCCAACATTAAAAGGTCCAGCATTTATACCAAATATCGTTTCCTCATTTAATGAATTTATTGCTTTATATGGTGGTTTAAGTACTAGTACTTATGTTCCTTATACAGTTAAGAATTATTTAAAGAATGCCGGAACAGTAACGATTATTAGAATAATGACTTCTGAGGCTTGGACTCAAAGTAATTCATATGCAATTAAGTTAACCGCAATAAGTGGTTCTAAGGCAGGTTCTCCTGTAGTTATATCAAACACAGGAAGTGCATTTTATCTAACCGGAAGCAATGGTACTATATATACATTGACTCCAGATGCTGCTAATGCTTTAGTAACAAGTACAACATATACATTCGCAACAGGTAGTAATAATGTTACTGCTAGTATGAATTTGAATGATTTATTAAATACATATTCTGCATTTGGTGTATCTTCATCAGTTTCTCAATCAGTTATTCCTATATTGTCAGTTACTGCTAGTTCATTTGGAACAGAAGGTAATGCAATCGCATTACAAACCGGTTCAGCAGTTGCATCTAGAACAACATTAACCGGTGGTACTTATTTCACAACAGGTAATGCTAAGGTAGTAGCTTATTTAGTACCGAATGGTGTAACAGCTAACAATACCGGCTCAAGCACATTGACTTTATTAACAGGTTCAAATACTAATGGATTAATCCTAGGTACTGATTTTGTTATTTCATCTTCAATAGGTAGTGCTAGTGTATCATTAACAAAGAGTTCAGCTAAAGCACTTAATAAAGTCTTTGGTGTTGACCCTTTCACTACATCACCAAATGGCTTAGCTAATTCTTATTACTTATATAGAGTGTTTGCAGATGTCGCAAATGCTTCTTCTAGTTATTCAGCATCTATTGAAAATATACCTTTAGTATTTAGTACTAATAAGGCTTATAACCATAGTAAGACTCCATATATCACTTCACAATTAGTATCTGGTGATACTTATAATTTATTTAGAGCACATCGTAGGTCTGACGGATTAGATAGTAACTATGATGTTAAAGTAGTTGTTGAAGATATTAGAAAGCCAGGTAGTGTTGCGGGAAGTGATTTTGCTACATTTACTTTAACAGTTAGAACAGTAGGTGGTTTCTTTACTTCAACTGATACTAATGACCGTCCTGATGTTTTAGAAACATTCACTAATTTGAATTTAGATATTACCTCACCTAACTTTATTTTAAGGAGAATTGGTAATAGATATGCAACAGTAGACGCGGCAACCGGTGATATTAGTTACACTGGAGAATATAAGAATATAAGTAAGTATATTTACATTGAAGATGTAGCTGATTTTACTACTATTCAACCTACTCTATTCCCTGCAGGATTTAAGGCAGTTAACGCAGTTGTTAGTTCATCTTTGTTACCTGTAATTCCTTATGTAACCGACCAAGGTAATAGTATTTCTTATAATAAGAGAATTCCTTTCGGATTTGATTTCTTTGCAGATGATGCAAATCAATATCTATATTCAATACCTGATGCAGGTGAAACTATCGCAGTTGGAAGTAATTTCAATTTAGATAATATGTTTGCTCACGCTTCATCATCAGCAGTAGGTAATAATAATGTAGCATTTGCTGCAGGGACATCTTTATCAGCATCAAATGCTCCGGTAGAAATGTTAAAATTCGCAGTACCTTTGCAATACGGTCATACTGGTATGGCTTATAATAGAAAGAAGTATGCAGATGTTAATATTTCAGCAACTAATGTATTTGGTTTAGATTGTTCAACATCAACTAAGGCAGGTGCTGTAGCTTATATTACTGCATTAAATACTATCTCTAATCAAGATGAATTTGATGTGAATATGATTGTAACACCGGGTATTATTTCATCATTGCATTCTGCAATAACTGATAAAGCTATTGAAGTTTGTTCTGATAGAGGTGATGCTTGTTATATAATGGACACCGCCGCAATTGCAGATAATATAGCAACCGCAATTAATAATGTAAGTAATTTTGATACGAACTATGCATTTACTTGGTATCCTTGGGTTAAATTACGCGACACTGATTTGAATAAGGATGTTTGGTGTCCGCCATCAGTAGTAATGCCAGGCGTTATTGCTAATAATGATAAAGTAGCTTATGAGTGGTATGCGCCAGCTGGTTTAAATAGAGGTGGTTTACCTGAAGTAATTGAAGCTTATAAGAGATTAAAGCAAGCCGACAGAGATGAGTTGTATCTAAATAGAATTAATCCTATTGCAACATTCCCGGGTCAAGGTGTAGTAGTTTGGGGTCAAAAGACATTACAAGCTAAGGCATCGGCTTTGGATAGAATCAATGTAAGGAGATTGTTAATCACTCTTAAAAAGTATATTGCATCTGCTTCTAGATATTTAGTGTTTGAAAATAATACTACTTCAACTAGAAATAGATTCTTAAATATTGTTAATCCTTATTTGGAAACTGTAAAACAAAGACAAGGATTATATGCATTCAAAGTAGTAATGGATGAAACAAATAATACACCGGATGTAATAGACAGAAATATTATGTATGGTCAAATATATTTGCAACCTGCAAAGACTGCGGAATTCATTGTATTAGACTTTAATTTATTGCCTACGGGTGCAGTATTTACTGGTGCATAATTAATTAATAATTAAAAGTAAAGGAGCTCAAGAAATTGAGCTCTACTACTTACCTAAAAACCTAATATTTATAGATAAGAATTTACACTATGATATCAATAAAGAAATTATTAAAAGAATCCAATATTAAGGGGGAATCGTTTTTCTCAAAAAAGAAAGAAGACTCGTATGATAATAACAAATATGCTAGGAAATCAGAAACGCCAGATGCGGTACCTGAAGTGTATACTACGGAATTTAAAAAGGAACTGTTAAATTTAACCTATAAACATATGACTAGAATGTACAAAGGATTACTAGACCCAGAAGATGCTGCTTGGATTGTAGATGAAATGCTTCAAGCTTTAATTGATAATAAAGGTAAATAATTAAGCGTTCATGATATCAATAAAGAAATTACTAAAGGAAGATAGTATTAACGAATCAATGTCGGCTGCTGAAACTGAAGCTGAAAAATATGCTGAAAAGAAATATCCGAATTGGAGACGAAAAACTAACGATGTATATAATGATAGTGATGCTTTTGATATCGCTGCATTGGCATTTGTAGCAGGAGCAGAATGGTTTCAGAAAACATATAAAAAATGATTAAACTAACTAAATTATTAACTGAATCATTTGAAGAAAATGATAAAGTAAAAGTAATAAAACCAGGATATAAGTATCACGGTAAGAATGGTACTGTAATAGATATATCACCTCAAGGTTCATTTTATACTGTAAATTTTGGTAAAGATGAATCAGCATATTTTCATGAAAGTGATTTGAAATTAGTTAAAAGACCTTCATTATGATTAAGTTAAAAGACTTATTAAAAGAGAGTAGTAATGAAACTACAATTGCGAATACGTATTCTCAACTATTAATAACGTTATTAGGTAAGAAGAAACCTATCTTTGCTATATCAGATTGGAGAATGAATTGGATAAATCAAATAAATTTGATTCAGATGACATTAAAGATTTGGTACAATTCGTATACGATAATAAAGGTAAGTATCCTATAAATCGATTAAAGCAGGAAGTACGTGAATACATTTTAGAATTATTAACGCCATCAATTACATGAACAAAAATATAATATCAAAATACATACAAGAATCAATTAGATACAATCTAAGAGAAGCTATTGACTTAACTAAGTTAAAAGAAAAACTAAAAGGTAAAGTTGCTTTCTTAGTTAGTACAGGTGACGGTCATGAATATTCAGTAGACCCGGAAAATTGTGAATTTGATGATAAGACTTTATATGGTAGTGACGATGATGGTAAAGAAAAACAATTAAGGATATCTGATATTAGTCATTTAGTTTTAGATGAAAATAAAGTAACCGAAGCTAGTTCAGATAATAATGAAGTTAAGAAACGATTGGTAGGAAAGATACAAGGTTTAATGGCTGATTTAGAGAATGTACCAAAAGGCCAAGCAGCAGCGAAGAAGAAAATGCAAGATGAGTTGGCTAAAGCAAAAAAGGAATTGTCAGATATAGTAAACAATAGAACTAATATTAATGAAAAGATTAGTACTTTATTTATTAAGTATAAAGTACATAACGATAAGACAATAGGATTTTACGATGGTAGTTTCGAAAAGGAATTAGGAACTTTAGATATACACGGTGGTTTTGAAACTACTAGTGACGAAGCTTGTGACGCGTTGGTTAGATTATTTAAGCAACTAGAAATACCGGTAAAGACAGAAGAAACGCACGGTGGAAGTCCTAATATAGTAATGTCTAAGACAGCAGTGGTTAAGTTATTAACTATGATAAAGAACAAACCGGTTCATGCTAGCAAAATAGGTAAAGTAATTGAAATATCACAATCAGATAAAACTAAACAATCAGCAGCTTTAGATTTTCAGATTGCTGCATTACAAAAGAAAAAAGAAGATTTAGGAAAGCAAACAGTATCTGAAACCGCAGCATTACAACATGGTTCTGAATCAGATAAGAATGCTAAGGAATTAAAGACTAAATTAGATTCTGAATTCAAGAATGATGATTTCACTTTACAAAAAATGGATAACGGTAAAGTATTATTACGATATCAATATTGGGCAGAATTACCTACTAGTATATATAATAAGTTAAAAGCTAATTATGATATTAAATTAGAAAAAGATTGGGATGAAGATACCGGAATTTTACATATGTATTTCTTAACAAAGAAAAAATAAAAGTTATCATATTTATATAAGAATAAATAAATAGAAAGATTATGGCACAATTAATAGATGCTTCTGAAATTTTTTACACTAGCTTTGAACCTAGAGTACAAAATAGATTTATAATGTATTTGAATGGTATTCCATCATTCATTATAAAGAAGATAGCACGCCCTAGTGTAGAATTTGGTGAAGTAGTTCTAGAACATATTAACTTGAAAAGAAAGTTAAAGGGAAAGGCTAACTGGCAAGATATTTCACTTACATTATATGACCCGATTGTACCTTCAGGTGCACAGGCAGTAATGGAATGGATTAGAACTTCTCATGAATCAGTAACTGGTAGAGACGGGTATGCTGATTTTTATAAGAAAGATATTACAATTAACGAATTAGGACCTGTGGGTGATAAAGTAGGAGAATGGATATTAAAGGGTGCATGGGCTAAGACAGTTAATTTTGGTGATATGGATTGGGCAGTTGACACACCAGTAGAAATTGCATTAACATTATCAATGGATTATGCCATATTAAATTATTAAACTAATATGTAATTCTAAACTATTAATATTTAACCTCTCTATATTTATTATTAAATAGGGAGGTTTATTATGTACGAATTATCACAATTGAGCAATTAAACAAAAAATGAAAATCACAGATTTAAAAGAGACAATGCCTGATTTTGATGCTATTGTAACTGAATGGAGCTATCGTTGTGATTCAGGATATCCTACAATAGGTAAACAATCTGATATGATTCATTTGCAAGCTATTTTAGAAGAAATGGGAATTGAAAATCCATATCTTAAAGTTAAAATGACAGAAGCAAAATTAGGATCATCGGGCAAAGCGATAATGACTAAACTTGCAGATCCAAAATTAAATATTCGTCCAGAAGCCTTAAAGGAAATACAAAAAGTATTAATAACTTTTTCAGAATCAGATCAAAAAATTCTATTAAGCAAATTTCAATCTTATACTTTAAATCAATTTATTAAAGGAGGTTATACAGCTTTTACTAAATTCTTTGATGCTAAATCTTCTCAAGGTATGGGTAGAGGAGAAATGATGTGTGTAATGGGAATTAAAGATTCTCGCTCTGGCGGTACTGCAGAAAAAGATTTAGTAATTAATTCAGGGCCTAAAAGTGGCGTTTGGGAAGTAAAAGAAGATCCGACAGGTATTCGTATGGCTCAAGCAGGATTCTCAGGAAGATTTGGCTACATTCAAAAAATGACTGAGTTCTATAACATGTTAAAAGTTATAGAGTTAAACGAAGTCAATGATACAGAGTTGTTAGAAAATCTTAAAAAAGTATTTACTGACGAAAAAATTGCCGCAGAAATGTTATCAATTTTAATAACTAACTTCAGAGGTGATGGATATGGACAATCTAAAAAAGATAAAGAAGACGGAGCTACAATTACCAAAGCAAACTTTTTTGATAGAATGGTTGTTGCAGCAGAATTTCCGACAGGTGTAATTGATTTGCATTATGCGGGGTTTAAAAAATTATTTGTACTTAAAACAGATATTCTTAAAAATTCAGATTTAGTTAATAACGCAAAATTGTTAGTTAAGACTTCTGAAAAAGATAGTGAGTACTTTATTAATAAAGACGCTGCAAAGGACATTGAGAATGCAAAACCAGGCGATGAAGTTCGTATCAAAGTAGCTGCACCAGCTGTAAAAGATTTTAAAGTATTTTTATACAATATATTAAACATAGTTAAATTTGATTTTGTAAAAAATCCAGATTTAATACCTCAAGATTTTGTTAAAAGAAAAGAAGAATATTTCAGTGATATTGAAGGATATGTATATTTTGATAAGGGTGAATCAATACCTAAATTAGGCGATAAGAAAAACTTTGTAATTTACGGTATATCACAAGGTATGGGTAAAATGGAATCAATTGAAATTGCAGCAAAAGGAAAGTCACCATTTTTAACTAAACAAGTAGAATTATCATAATAACATATTTATTTAAAATAAAAAAAACAATCATAATATGAAAATACAAGAATTTCGTAAAGTAATCCGCGAAGAGGTTAGAAAAGTAGTTAAAGAGGTTGATAATGAACCTATGGGTACAACGCCTATTCGACTGAATACATATCTAAAAACCAAATCAGCAGATCCGAATCTAACCAAAGGTTTATCATCAAAGGAAATAAAAGTTATACAGGATTTAATTGATATTGTGTTACAAAAAGGACAAAAGGGTGATGTTACTACGGCTGTAAATAAAGTAAAAGACATACTTGCTAATATGACAAAATCAATAAAGTAATTAAAAAAATAAAATGAAAGCAACAGAATTTCGTAATTAACGACTATAAAATTTATCGTAAATAAATTAGATTTTGAGTG